TGGGACCAACACTTATAAGATGAGTCTTCCAGCGATAATAGAAAACTACAAAGTTTCCCTGTCAGACGAAGTAGAATTGTCTAAAGACATATTTCCTCAGAAACTGCTATATGATAGACTGCTTAACGAGTTGGAGAAAAGATCAACTCTTCCAAGTTACCAGAGATTGAGAAAGTATCTACTAAAGATTCGAGTGCCCAAGATGAATAGTGTTGCTCAAGTGCCTTTGACAAAGGTTGTCATGAAGAAGTGGTTCGGAATGGCAGTGAGATACCCAAAGTATCTTGTGGATTTGTCTTACAATAGGTACAAAGCTGAGTTATCATGGCTAAGAGAGTCTTTTGGAGAGTCATACGAAGAATTCAAGAACACAGTAGGAATATCAGAAATAGTGAATTTCGCAGAATACATAAAAAGATTCGATCCTTCGACAACAACTGTGGTCTTTATGCACTCAGGAAAGATTTTAAATGGAATAGAAAGCAACCTCATCAGTTCATTTAGCAGAAATTATCAGATAGGCCAAATCTTAATCAATCCGATGGGGGAAAGGTTGAATTTAGTTCTAGATAGGCCAGAGCTAGTCAACAACCTGGAGATGATAGAGAACAACTTGTCAATTCTTAAGACTCTTCCTCCTACAAAAAGATATGATAGCATGATTTTAGACAACTGCAAAGTGGACGAGATCTTTGGAAGGACAATATTGTCAGATCTAACTCTTTCGGAGGTTCCTATTCGATATCATTCTTTGTTGACAATATCCAAGTATCATGATGGTCGAAGAGATGTTATTTTGAAAGATAATACCAAGAAAGCAGAGTTCATAGAAGCTCTACAGAGGATGGGATCTGGTCTACTATCTTATTATGAGCAATCTCAGAAGAAAACTGACGAAGGCTGGAAAGGATTTGGAGTCTTAAAAGTTCTAGCGAATGGCTCTTTGAATAGAATCGAGATAACTGACAACAGAATAAGAAGATTTCAATCGACTAATCCTGAGAAGCTTCTGACAGCCAAGACTCAAGTGGTTAAGCTGTTAAAAGATCTAAAGTTACACACAGAAGATTTCTACTCATCAATAATTCCGTCTCAGTATGCATTGATTCTTAATGAAAATGTCGGTCTCATGTCACGGAACATAAAAGGTTTGCCAATCATTAAAGAACCAAGCATCTTATTTGAGTGTGAAGAAAAGGACATAACTCTTAGAATGAAGTTGAATAAAGCTCGTAACCCAACGCTGTCTTTTAGAATTGGAGATCTGGAAGGAGACACCGTGACGTTTAGACCAAGTAGAACATCCTTGGGAATCAACATAAATCTTCCAGATGGCCTGACAAAGAGTTGGTGCACGCAACGAGAAGCATCATCGAGAGACATGAGAGAATTGTATGAGTTAGCAGAAGAGAGTGAAGCTGTGTTTGACTGGGCTGCAAGAACTCTTAAGTGTCGACTGTCTGAATTGAACAAGATGCCAAGAAGCATAATACACAGAGACATAATAAATGAGGAAACTATTGCTCCACCACCTAGAGAGAGCATGTATGATCAAGCTATGAGAGCATTGAATATGGACCTTGGCAGTGTGATTGAAAATTTTAAAGAGGGTTTTGAAATTGATGTTGGGTTTGATCAGGAAATAGAATCATGGGGTGACTACGCAGTAGAGATGGATGAGAAGATGGC